TAAGTATATCTTCTAATCGTCTACGATATTCTTTGTCTTGCATACCTTTTCTTTTTAATTGTCCTTCGGTATATATCATTGATAAATTAAGTTTTCTTTTCATTTCTAAATTAGCAAATGGATATACTACAATTACTTCTTGTGTATCTTTATTAATTAATGGCTCTTTAAAACCATTAGAATTTTTAATTATAAGATAAGGAACTTTAGATATATCATTTAATGGTATAGTTTCATCACCTGCAAACATTAAACTAAGTCCACCAGAATCAACCCCAAGACCTCTTTTTATAGCTTTTTCTCGTTCATTATCTGTTAAAAAATATCCATCATTTTTTACAACTTCCATAACATATTTAGTTATTTCATTATATCCATCTGGTATTCCTGCATTTTTCATAATTTCTTTATTAATAGGATAACGAACTGCAACACCTTTTTTGTCGTTTGCAAATTGACTATTACTTACTTGTATATCACTTACCCCATAATAATTTTGCGACATACTATCAAATCGTTTTTCAAAATAATCTTTAGCGTGGCTTTCTTTATAACCATCTATTCCTGCATTTACTTTAAATCCTGCGTGTAATAAATTAATTTCCATTTCTGGTGGCTCTGCTCCAAATTTATCTTTAAATTTACTTCGTATTACATTTAATATATCTCGTACAGGATCTGTACCATCTGTAGTTCGTAAACCTACTGCTTGTTGTTTTTGTGCTATTTCTACATTAAATTCTTCAGCACGAAGTCTATTTCTTGTTTCTTCTGTTATTGTTCCAAATAATGCTTTATCTCTTATTATTTGATTTAATAAATATTCTGCATCTCGCAAATCTCCTCTTGGGTTATGACCAAAAAACATAAAATCAGGTCTACCATATTTAGGTCTATCAAGCACACCTTGTATATAATCTAAAACCCCACCTGCTTTTTCTGTATTATTTAATAATATTTTCATTTGATTTTTTAACATAGTACCTAGTTCTGCTGTATTATGCTCTCCTAATCTACTTAATGCTATAACTGTTTTAGCTATATCTACACCCCGATTTAAGTCTGCACCTAAATAAAAACGAGCATTTGGATCACCTGCAAATTGTTGTACAAATTTATTAGCATTGTCTGGACTATCTGTTATATCTTTAGCAACCTCTGACAATGAAGAATTAAATAAATTACCATCTGTTTCTCCTTGTATTGCACTTGATAAATTTTGTTCAAAACTAGCTTCTGAACCCATCTTATTTAAACCTGTTATCTTTGCACTTAAGGCGTCATTAATAATATTTTGTCCTGCTGTGCTTAATTCACCAACAGAATCAACAAAAGTTTTATTATCTAACATTACAGTATTGCCATCTTTATCTGTTACAGGCACTTGTGCATAAACACCATCTAATAAATATTTAATGTTTTCTGCATTAGTTTGTAGTCTAGCAATTCCCACAGATGTTTCATCTACCATATCTACAGGATCTAAATATTTACTCATAATTTTAGAAAATGTACTTAAATCTTTATATGATTGTTTTACAATTTTACCTTCTATTCGTGCTGTTTCTGATAACGGAGAATACAAATCTACAATTTGATTTATTTCTGCTATTTCTCCTTCTATTGACAAACCTGTTGTTACTTTAGATTGAATTGTATTTTCTATTCTTTTTATATCTTCTGTGTAAGATAAATCATTTTGAGCATCTGTTTGTCTGTTAAGAGCATATTGTACATCTTTTTCACCACCTACAGTTAATCTATTAATACTTGGTAATATTAAATTGAATAATTCATCACCTGTTTCTTTTCTTATTTGCTCAGATATAACATCTACAAATGGTTTAATTTCATCTGATGATCCTTGATTAGCTATAATAGATGCTTTTTTTTCATCTATTAATTGTGCTAAATCAGTTTGTATTTCATTTTTTACACGAAACACATACAGTTCATTTTGTTTTTCTTGTTTCTCTGCATTCCACCATATATTAAGTGGTTTGGGAATATTAAATTTTGTTGTAGTTACTTCTTTTCCATTCTTGTCATAAGATACAATTTTATCAGTAGTTATTTTAAATTCTTTATTATAGTTGTCTGCATACACATCATCTACTGCTAACTGTAAATCTTTAAAACCTTGACTTAGTTGTTGTGTTGCATCTGCCCAAGCATCAGCAGTAAGACCTGCCTGTCTTGCCGCTTCTTTTGCACCTTTTGGCTCAACAACACCTAGCGTGTTTACTAAATTAGTTGTTAATCTTTCTCTTCTTACTGCCATTTATTTACCCTGATGTGAAAAAACTTCCTTTTGCACCTTGTGCCGCTTTAACTAAATCACCACCTGCACTTGCAAGATTACCATACATTCCATACCTTGCCGCCGTTTGTCTTGCTTTGAATCCTGATGCTGATGCTTGTGCCGCCATACTTGTTTGTTGTGCCGCTCTTTGTGATGAAACTACATCTGCAAGTCCATTAACTTGTAATCTACGAATATCTTGTTTTGCTGTTTTTTTACTAGCTTTAAAGAAAGCACCAAAACTTGGTGAGTCTAAATCTACATTACCGGCCGCCAAAGCAACTTTATTAGATTTCATATTTCTAAGATAATCTCGTTTTCTGTCATTAATTTTTTGTTGCATAGCTAACATAGCTTGTTTTGCATTTTCTTCTTCTTGGCGTCTTTGCATTTCATAAGCCATCTGTTCATAATTTTGTTGTTGTCTTTGATTTTTTTGTTGTTGAAAATATCCAACTACACTAAAAGCTGTACTAATTGCACTAAAGACTGCTCCGACTGCGTTACACATTAAAACATTACCTCTGTTGTTATTGCTAAAATTCTAAATGGTACAGGTACAGTTTGTGTAATTTGTACATTAGGCGTTTGTGTATAACCAAGTGTATGTACATCTTTCTTTCCTGTGTAACCTACCATTTGTAAACCATTATCATTAAGTAATAAGTCATTTCCATTGATTTGTAAATTATATGTTTTAGATAATTCTAACACAGTTTTACCAATTTTTCTTGGATATCCATATGTTGAACCTAAACCTCTAATTGCAGTAGCTGAATCAACAGGCAAAGTTTCAATATCTATTGTGTAGTTTAAACCTATATCACAAGCAGATGCAGGTAATTGAAAGTTTGCATTACCATTTGAATCTACTGTAGCAGAGCCATAATATCGTATATCGTCATCTTCTGTTGAACCTGATGTTGCATGTACTATTTTGCCTCGTAAATCAGGATTGGTATTCAAACCTGTAAATACTCTACTTGTTGTAAATATAACACTTGCATTGTCAGATGCTGAAACATTAACATCAACAACTATTGTATATTCTCCCGATACACCTGTAGATGCTACACTTTGTATTTTACAAGCTGTACTGTTTACAGTAAATTCTTCTCCTGTTGTAGGTGCATTAATAAATCCATCTAATATTAATTGTCTTTGGTTGCTAACTGTCCCATTTACCAATATCGTGCCGTGTGGTTGATATGACGAAGAAAGTATTTTTGTAACTGAACAATCGGTAGGAATAGCAAATTGTGAATTAGATACTTGTTCTAAATAATATTTTGTAGCACCATTTACTGTTCGTTTAGTAACAATATATAAAAAGTTAGTCAATCCTGTAGCAGAAATGTATGTGCCATCTGTTTCCCATATTGTCCATCCTGCTAACTTTTCTTGTCTTTGCGCCGAAAATACAGCAAGTGTACCATCTCCATTAATAAACATCATAAACTGTTCGGTTCTTTTGCCACTAGCTTTAAGTATTGCAGAGTCTTGTGGGTTGTTAATAGCGTGTGGTGAAATAAATGTTAAAACTGTAGGTACATAATCTTCTGTTGCTGTATTGTAAAAAAACTCTCTTACTGTTTTACCATTTGGTTGAACAAAGATTGCCGCTCCATCAAATAATCTTGGCATACATACTTGTGTACAACCTAAATTAGATTGTCTTTCTATTCGCAAATCTGTCGGTGTTAATGGTTTACCAACTTGTGGCTTAAGATAAAATTCACCTGTACTTGTAAATATTTCTAAATGTTTACCTGCTACAATATGTCTAATTTCATTAATTTGATCAGATGAAATAGATATTTGTATGCTATCTGTATCTTCTGCTTCACCTACATCAAAGTTAAAAAATTCAGAAGTTTTACTACCTGCTATAAAATCTGCTATTGCTCCACCTGCAAAAAATAATCTTTGCTGATGAAACTTACAAGTATTTGGATAGCCATTGTATGCACTATATACTTGTTCATCCCATTGTCTTGTAGGAGGGTGTCCTATTACTCTCATATTTGTACCACCACCATCTGCAGAATCACCACCGGTATCACTTCCTGCCGCAGTATATGTATATCGGTCATCATCTAACACAGTAATAGTAAATGTACCATTTAAGTTTGTTGCAGATAGTCCATTACCATCTTCATTAAGAATAGACTCAGCACCTTCTATTGTAATACTTGCACCTGTAGCAAATCCGTGAGCAGGATGTAATACAGTTATTGTTCCACTACCTTCTTCACTTTTTAAAGGGTCGTCATCAAGTTCAATTCTTATATCTTTCATTAGTGTGCCTACAGCTTCTGTTGAATTAGTTACAGAAGTAATTTCTAATTCTGATCCGTGATATCTTACTCTTGTGCCTACCATTCCAGATTCAAAGTAAGCGGCACTTGTTATTAAATTAACATTTGTTTGTGCTGTAGTTTGATCTATATCTAAAGTAATTTCATCATCAGCAAACTTAAAATATGGTTGATATACTTCATCATTGTTTGTGCTTACTTTAAAAGCAAAAGCATTAAGAACAAAAGAAGTAGCACTTGTTCTTTTTATAATTTGAGGCACAAAGGTTTTGTGTGTAACAATCATAGTATCTGCTTGTTGTGTAAATGTAAGCTCATACAATATTGTGCTTGTCCACGGACAGCTTGTAAAACTTTGTAGTAATGTACCATTTGATGAAAAAATTTTAAGTTTAGTGTTTTGGAAAGCTATAAGATATTCTTGGTTTTCACTAAATATAAAATGTTCTAATCTAGTTTCTTCACCAAGATCGTATCTAAATACTGTGCCTTGCCTTCTTTCTATCGGGCCTTGATTTAAACAAAATACATTTCTAGCTTTTTTTAACGATTGTTGATAGGCATCAATATCAGTACGAGTAATAAATGTTTCATCTACTTCGCCACGAGTAAAACTATTCTGGTGAGTTCTTTGTATAGCCATATAACATTCTAACTATCTGGAACAACTGCTCTTACTCCACTTGCAGTTGCCCTATTTCGTACTTCTATTAATAAACTTGTATTTAGCTTTCTGCTAGTTTGTGTTTGTGATTCCATACTACGAGCAACAACAAGTTGTTGTCTTGCTCTTTTTTCATATAACAAAGATAGCTGATCGTTCCTAGCTATAGCACCTGCAAATAAACTTGCTAATTCGAATACAAGTGCTTGTGTAAAATAATCTGGAAATTCTTTTTCGTGTGGTTGATAAGTATAATGCAAAACAACAACATCATTTTGCCCTGTGTTGGTATACAAATACTCATTATATCTGTCATATAATATTACATTATCCGATACTGTCGCTGTATGTATTAAAATAGTATCATTTGGTATTTGATATGCTGAATCCCATTTATCTAAAGGATCAACTGTTAATTTTGTAAGTTGTGCTTGTTTTGTTGCAAATCTCCATCTTGCTTTTGTAAGCATTGCTCTTAATGTTGTTTCATATAATTGATTAGAAACTTTACTTTCAACTGTATTATCAGTAAATGATGCTATTAAATTTGCACCAATTAAAACTAAACCTTGATTACATATATCTATTTTACTTACCATAATTAAAATATCGGGGGAGTTGCCTCCCCCAATACCCTATGTACCATTAATAGTTGTTACAGTAGCGGCCGCTGTTGCACTTGATACAACAAGGACATCTACTGTTCTTGTGCCACCTGTAGATCCAACAGTAATAATTACATCATTCTGATGAAGCTGATTAGTAGCATTGTTAAAATAACCTGATCCTGCAATGGTAGCAACAGCATCAGCAGAGTTGTAGAGATAAACATTTTGATCTCCACCACCTGCAATCTTTTTTAAGTTTGCTTGAGTAA